GACTCTCTAGCTAGGGAGGCGATTAAAGGCACAGCACTTGAGTACGAATACGGAACATTTGTAGATTATTATCTGTATAATCCAAAAGGTTTTTATAAAGGTGGTGTTTTAGGACCAGTTGGTGACATGTCATTGTCCCAAGGTGTCAAGATGGCAGTGGATAGTATTACATTTGCACCATCTGGATTACAAGATTTAAACAAGAGAATGACTCTTGGTTTCCTTCATAAGGCAATCAAGTCTCTTAATCAACTTAGAATGATTGAAGATAGTCTTGTTATTTACAGACTATCCCGTGCTCCTGAACGTAGGATATTCTACATCGATGTAGGTAACCTACCTAAGGTAAAAGCGGAACAATATCTTCGTGATGTTATGAGTCGCTATCGTAACAAGCTAGTGTATGATGCAAACACTGGTGAAATGCGTGATGACAAAAAGCATATGAGTATGCTAGAAGATTTTTGGTTACCTCGTAGAGAGGGTGGACGTGGAACTGAGATCACCACCTTGCCTGGTGGACAGAACCTAGGCGAACTCAAAGATGTTGAGTATTTTAAGAAGAAGCTTTATAACAGCCTCAATCTTCCTCCATCCCGTCTCACAGACGACAACAAAGGATTTAACCTTGGTAAAACCACTGAAGTCCTCCGTGACGAACTTAAGTTCACTAAGTTCATTGGACGTCTACGTAAAAGATTTGCTGAGATGTTCCACGACATGCTCAAGACTCAACTCATCCTTAAAGGAGTAATAGCTCCTGAAGACTGGGATGATATGAAAGAGCATATCCAGTTTGACTTCTTATTTGATAACCATTTCAATGAACTTAAAGAAATTGAAATGATGAATCAGAGAATGATAACTGTTACTCAAATGGATCCATTTGTAGGTAAGTATTTCTCAACACAATATGTTCGTTCAAATATTCTTGGACAAACTAACAAGGATATGCGGGAGATTGATAAGCAGATGGCAACTGATATAACCAGTGGTCTTGCACTCGATCCTGCAGAAATGAATACATTGGATCAATTAAATGTAGCAAATCAGGCACTCGCTCCTGAAATACAGGCAATGCAAGCAGATGATGATGCAGAAAGGCAATCAAAAGCTGATGATGAAGCTCTAGCTAGAGACCTAAAGAGAGCGAAATCCGCACCTAAACCTTCTACAAATAATAAATAATATATACTGAACTAATATTATGGCTGAAAAAACTGAAGTTAATAGCGAAGTGGGTGCTGTAGATATCGTTGGTAAGATCAACGATAATCAAAGAGCAACTGCTATCGATGCTATCCACGACATGTTATTCTCCAAAGCTTCCGAAGCTATGGCAGATTATAAAAAGGTGGTAGCAAATACATTCTTTGATGAACCTACCGAAAAGGAAACTACCGATGAAACTGATAACGGAACAGATTGAAAACGTTCAAATCCTTACTGAGGAAAAGGACGGAAAGAAACTTCTTTACATTGAGGGAGTATTCTTACAATCTGAATTAAAAAATCGAAATGGTCGTATGTATCCCTTTAGTGTCCTCGAACGTGAAGTTGGAAGATACAACGAAGAGTACATTAAATCAAAACGTGCTTTAGGTGAACTCGGTCATCCTGATGGTCCTACTATCAATCTTGATAGGGTTTCTCATAGAATTACAAGTCTCCGTGCAGAAGGCAATAACTTTGTTGGTAAAGCACAGATCCTTGATACACCAATGGGTAACATCGCTAAGAGCTTACTTGGCGAAGGAGTTCAGTTGGGTGTTTCTTCTCGTGGTATGGGAAGCATTCAAAAGAGTGAAGACTGCAACGTTGTTGCAGATGACTTCATGCTTACAACTGCTGCTGATATAGTAGCAGATCCATCCGCACCCGATGCTTTCGTAAATGGAATCATGGAAGGCAAAGAGTGGGTGTGGGACAACGGATTGCTCAAGGAGCGTGAAGTTGCTAAATACCAAAGGTACATGGACGGTGCAAATCGCCGCACCATGGAAGAGAAAACGCTCAAAGTGTTTGAGCATTTCCTCTCAAATCTTTGATTCTATAAATAAACTTAGATTAATTATACGGAAATTACGAGGTAAACTCAGATGTCAGACAAGCTAAATGAAAAGTTTGAGGAGTTCGTTACCGAGCAAAAGGTGATTGTAGAGAACGCGGCTGACCCAATGCCTACCGTTCAAGCTACTGTTATCCCTGGCACTGGTAGTGAACCCACTCAGGTCTCTGACGCACAGACTGGTTCTGGCGGCAAGGATCCTCAACCAACTGTAGCACCTAGTGTTGCTCCAGCAGGTCAGTCAGTAACTGATCTTGGTGGAACATCCACAACTCCTAACGAGCACGATGATGATGGTGAGGAAAATCCTGGCGCTAAGGCAGCTGCTCCTGTTGGAGATGCATCTAGCGACGGATCTGCCCAGACTTCATCAACAAAAGATGCAGGAGATCAGGGAACACAACCTAGTGTTGGTTCTGAAGTAGCATACGGAACAGGCACTGGTCCTGACGTAAGCTATCCTATCAAACCATCGTTTGAGGAACTTGACGTTTCCGCTGACGTTGATGCCTTATTAGAAGGCACAGAACTCTCAAAAGAGTTTGCTGAGAAAGCAAAGACTATCTTTGAAGCTGCTATCAAAGCAAAACTTAATGAAGAGTATTTAAAGCTTGTAGAACACTTTGCCAAAGAGCACGAAGAGAAGCTCACTGCTGCTAAAGCAGAACTTTCAGAAGAAGTTAATGGCACAGTTAACTACGCCATCGGTACATGGATGGAGCAAAATCAAGTTGCTGTGGACCGTGGTATAAAGAATGAGATTACAGAAGACTTCATTGCAGGTCTGAAGGGTCTCTTTGAGGAGCACTATATCGCTATCCCCGATGAGAAAGTTGAGGTGGTAGAAGGTATGGCTGACTCTATTCGTGAAATGGAAGCACGCCTTGACGAACAGGTCAAAGCTAACGTGAAATTACAAACCCGTCTTAACGAGACTGCTAAAATCAATGTTCTGAACACTGTTTCAGAAGGACTCGCAGATACTCAGAAGGACAAACTCGCTGCACTCGCTGAGGGCGTTGAGTTTACAACCGAAGAGGAATTCTCTAAGAAAGTGAAAACTATCAAAGAGTCTTACTTTAAGGAAGGAACTGTAACACAAAGTGAGGTTGCAGATGAAACTCCAGTAGAAGGAGAGAACGCAGAGGTAACACCAGCAATGGCAACATACCTTAACGCTCTTAATCGCTGGCAATCCTGATAATAACATCCCAAAATTTTAAACAGAGCAAACAAAAAAATGTTTAATTCAAAAGCTCTAACCGAAAAGTGGGCACCTGTTCTAAGTCATGAGGGCGCAGGCTCTATTAAAGACAATTATAGAAAGGCTGTTACTGCTGTTCTGTTAGAAAATACAGAATCACAACTACGCGAAGAGCGTGGAATGATTAACGAAGCATCCAACACAGTTGGAGCTATCGGTACAAACGCACTATCTGGTAGTGGTTTAGATACTAAGACTGGTGGACTAGCTGGTTTCGACCCAGTGATGATTTCACTAATCCGTCGTGCTATGCCTAACTTGGTAGCATACGACATCTGTGGCGTTCAACCAATGAGTGGTCCTACTGGACTAATCTTTGCGATGAAGTCACATTACCAGCAAAATGGTTCTGCTTTACGTGCTGGAAACGAAGCACTATACAACGAACCAGATACAAACTTCTCTGGTAATACTCAAGGTCCTGCTGCATACAACGACCCTGTATCTCCTCTTGGAGACGGTGGTACAACTGATGCAAACCCAGGTCTTCTTAACGATGCAACTGGTGGTGGTACAACTGCTGGTAACTACGAGCGTCAAGCTGGTAACATCGCTAGAGATGATGCTGAGGCATTAGGATCTGGATCTACTCTCTTTAACGAGATGAGTTTCAGTATAGAGAAAACTTCTGTTACTGCAAAGACTCGTGCTTTGAAAGCAGAATACACTCTAGAACTTGCTCAGGACTTGAAAGCAATTCACGGTCTTGATGCAGAGCAGGAACTTGCTAACTTACTTTCTAGTGAGATCCTTGCTGAAATCAACAGAGAAGTTGTTAGAACTGTATATACAGTTGCTAAGTCTGGTGCTCAGAATAACGTAGCTAACGCTGGTGTATTCGACCTAGACGTAGACTCAAACGGAAGATGGTCGGTTGAGAAATTCAAGGGACTTATGTTCCAGATCGAGAGAGATGCTAACGCAATCGCACAGCAAACTCGTAGAGGAAAGGGTAACTTCATCGTCACATCTGCTGACGTTGCTAGTGCTCTAGCTATGAGTGGTACTCTTGACTACTCTTCAGGTCTTCAAGGTGCTGGTGGACCTTCCATCGGTGAAGTTGATGACACTGGAAACCTATTAGTAGGTACAATGAACGGACGCATTAAGGTCTTTGTTGATCCTTATTCTGCTAACGTTTCTAACACACACTACTATGTTGTTGGTTACAAGGGTTCATCTCCTTATGACAGTGGACTGTTCTACTGCCCATACGTTCCCCTACAAATGCTCAGAAGCATTGACCCATCTACCTTCCAGCCCAAGATTGGCTTCAAGACTAGATACGGTATGGTCGCTAACCCATTCGTTGTACAAAGCAACGGCACACCTGATGCTGAAGCTCTTACAGCAGGTCGCAACCAGTATTACAGACGTGTACGTGTTGCAAACCTTACATAATAAAGGTTGTATATACACAAATCAAGACCTCCCTACAGGGGGGTCTTTTTTTATACGCCTAAATAATGACACAGTGATACCTTTTATAATGAACGGAAGACTTGATAAAGTGGCTATGACTGCTTATATCATGAAAATGAAAACAGGTCTCTCTGAAGGACATTGGTATCCTGAGTGGGATGAAAAGCAGCGTGATGCTGCCCAACGTATTTTGACTAATGTATTGGAGAGATTAGACGAATACTGGCAATGAGCGAAAACAATATTTCATTTATATTAATACTTTGCTTATCCCCACTTGCTGCAATATTTGTAGTAATTAAATTAACGTTGTGGATTTCAGAGACAGCATCGTATAGATCTGAAACTGAGAAGCTAAAACGTATGCAAAGAGGACCATACGAAGTATGGGATGATAAGGAGGACGATGATGAGTGGTGATCAAGGAATAGATGATTCTACTATTGTGTTTTATCATGAAGAGATGACAGAAGCGAAGAAAATTGTGCTACAATCAAGAGGAATCAAACTTTCCTACCTAGATAATAAAAATAAAAACGATGACTCAGATTCAATCTCGGACTGGGAAAGCTTTTGTAAATATGAAAGCAGACCCGAATAGCTATACGAAACAAGAAGTTGACATACTAATTGCAAAAGCAGTAGAAACTGCTGTGGAAGAAGCAAGAAAGATTGATGAAGAGTCAATGGCAAAGCACAATCGTGATGCTACTGTACTCAGTATGATATTAGGGTTTACAACACTTGCATTGTTTGTGGATGGATTGCTTCGTTTACTTGGTATCATTCCACCATTTATGCATATAGATATAGATCTATTAGATCAAATTGTTAATAGAGTGGAAGTTGATGTTATTGATAAACTAAAACAGGTACCGTCCGCATTCCATAAATACTAATATAGCTTGGGAAGTTGACATGTCTGCTGAATGGTATAAAGAACAACCTAGGAATAGGAATTTTTTAAACCCTATTGGTTATCTCTTGAAACTGGAAAAGTTTGCAGGAGTAGATTTCTTTTGTCAAACAGCAAATGTCCCTGATGTTTCAATGCCTACTACAGAAGTAGCAAGTCGTTGGAGAAATTTACCTATTGTTCCTGGTGGTGGAGTAACCTTCGGGGATTTTACTGTACGTTTTATTGTTGATGAAGATCTAGTAAATTATAACTCTGTTCATAAATGGATGAGGGATAATGGTAATGCAGATCAAATGGCAAGAGAGACACCAGAAGATGACATCTATACTAACGCACAGCTACACATCGTTACGTCCCAATACAATCCAGCATTCATTGTAGAGTACAGAGATATATTTCCTGTATCTTTAAGTAACCTACAATTTGATTCTACAATAACTGATGTAGAATACATTACTGCAGAGGTGACATTCAAACACCAGCAGTTCTTCCTTCGTGATAAAAATATGAAATCCTTATGAATTTTGAAACTCTTCGTAATAAATTTGAAAAACTGAGAGCAGATTGGACAGAAGATAGTCACGTAGACTTTCAGTTTAAGAACAAACAATACAGTGCAGATCTAGGACAACTAGCTTTAGACATCCCTTTTCAACATAATAAATACTTAAACCATTACACTGATATCTCACAGATTAAATCTTCACTTGAATTTGAGATCCGTAAATTGGTTAGAGAGAAGCGTGAGTATTACTCTGGCGAAGCAGACGCTAAAGTTTACGCTGAAAAACCTTTTGGATCAAGCATTAAGACTTCCGAGAAAATGAAAACTTACCTAGAGAGCGATGATGAAATCATCAATCTTGAGGCGAAGATCAAATATCTAGATCAGATGTTGTACTGGTTGGATCAAGTCATGCGTCAAATTTCAAATAGAGGATTCCAAGTCAAGAGTGCTATTGAATGGGAGAAATTTGTTAACGGACAATGATGTCTAACCTTACAGTAAAAAAGAAGAATGAAGTCTACATAACTATTCATTCTGAAGAAGAGCATGTCCATAGAGAATTATCAGATTACTTTACGTTTGAAGTTCCTGAAGCTAAATTCTTGAAAAAGAATCCCAGATACAAATACTGGGATGGAACTATTCGTTTGTATTCACCAGGCACAGGTGAGTTGTATCATGGTCTAAGGAAACATTTAGAATTGTGGGCACAAGAAAAACAATATAATGTTTTCTATGAAAAGAATGATTGGTATGGAGATGTAGATGATCCTAATGGTTTTATATCACCAGCAGGTGTTAAACACTTTATGGATAAGGTATGCAATATAAAACCCCGTCCATACCAATACAAGGCAGTGTACGAGGCTATAAAAAATAATCGTAAGTTGTTACTTTCTCCTACGGGATCTGGGAAGTCTCTTATGATCTACTCCATAGTCAGATACTATGCTGCCACCGCAAAGAAGATACTTATAGTCGTCCCAACTACTTCCCTTGTGGAGCAGATGGTCAACGACTTCACTGACTACGGGTGGGACGCTGATTTTTTTATTCATAAGATCTATGGTGGTAAGGATAAGAATACTGATAAGAATATTATAATATCTACGTGGCAATCTATCTACAAGTTTCCTAAAAGATATTTTGATGACATTGATTGTGTTATAGGTGATGAAGCACACCTATTCAAGTCTAAGTCCCTGACGGGAATAATGACTAAGCTACACAATGCCAAATACCGTTTTGGATTTACTGGAACACTTGATGGTAGTAAGACACACAAGTGGGTACTAGAGGGATTGTTTGGAGATTATGAGAGAGTGACTAAAACAGATGATCTGATCAAGTCTGGTTATCTTTCTAATTTTAGGATAAAAATCCTTCTGTGTAAACACGCTCCTCAGCATTTCGAGACATACCATGATGAAATGGAATATCTTGTCGAGCATAAGGGAAGAAATAATCTTATTAAAAATCTTGTTAAAGATCTTAAAGGCAATACCCTAGTTCTATTTAACTATATTGAAAAGCATGGTGAACCACTTTATGAGTTAATAAATAGTAACATAGACCCAGAGCGGAAATTATTTTTCGTTCATGGTGGTACTGATGTAGAAGATCGTGAAGAAGTTCGCCAAATTACAGAGACAGAATCAAATGCTATCATTGTTGCCAGCTACGGCACCTTCTCAACTGGAATTAACATTAAACGTCTTCACAACATCGTATTCGCATCTCCGTCTAAATCAAGAATTAGAAACCTCCAATCAATTGGAAGGGTACTTAGAAAAGGTGAAGGTAAGGAGATAGCAACCTTATATGATATAGCTGATGACATTGGTGGTCAGAACTATACACTCAGACATTTGAATGAAAGAGTTAACATTTATAATGATGAAAACTTTAAGTATGAGGTTATTAGAGTAAACCTTAGAGCAAACTAACATGGAAGATGAATTCTATGCCACATTAAAATTAATGACTGGAGAAGAAATAGTAGCTAAAGTCGTTTATCTAGAAGATGAAGATAAACTAATGCTAGAAAACCCTCTCCAAGTTTTGTCTGCAAAACAAAGGAAAGGGCAATTAGAAGTATCTGGTTTTTCTTTTACTGAATGGATCTCTGCGTCATTTGATAACATGTTCATTATTAAACGAGATCATATTATGACCATGACTGAAATAGATCCTCTTATTCAAGACTTTTATGAAAAACATTTACTGAGATTAGAGAATGGAAAGACTTTAACTGGAAGAGCAGGCAAGCTGCCCCGTGGTTCAGGGTATCTAGGATCTGTAACTGAAATGAAAAAGTCCTTAGAAAATATCTTTAATAAAAGCTAATACCTTCTCGCGAACCTCTACAAGGTTAATTGTACTGAGGTTGACGGGGTTTGTCAAGCCCCCCTTTACAAATCCATTTTTCCATGCTACTATTAGTACATGATTATGGTACTAAACCATGGCACCCGCAGTAATGACCCGAAAAAAGACAGAATACTACGTCAATAACAAAGAGTTCCTTGCTGCGATCACTGACTATCGGCAGAAGGTTCATGCCGCTAAGGAGGCAGGCGATCCACGCCCACGAGTCACCAATTATATTGGTTCTTGCTTTCTAAAGATCGCAACACACTTATCATATAAACCAAACTTTGTCAATTATATGTTCCGTGAGGACATGATCTGTGATGGTATTGAAAACTGTCTCCAGTATATTGACAACTTCGACCCAGAAAAATCCAAGAATCCATTTGCTTATTTTACTCAGATTATATACTATGCATTCTTGCGTAGGATACAGAAGGAGAAAAAGCAACTGGAGATTAAAGGAAAGATCCTAGAACGATCTGGATATGAAGAAGTAATGCACACTGATAGCTATGATGGTAGTATGTCAGGTATGAACGCTTCACATTCTGATATGGGTAGTATAAAAGAAAACATTGAAACTAAGATGAATAGATAATGCCTACTAATGATTTATGGGACGACATGCGTCGTTTAAATACATTATATGAAGAACTAATGTGGAGTCATGATGATGAACTAGGATTCATTATTGAGAATGGTCGTATTGTTATTTTTAACAAAACACATGAAGACTATATCAACAAAACGCATTAACGAGTTAGAACGTAATCTAGCTATAGTGAGAATGATTCGTCGTTCATCAACTAAAGTACGTGGTAAACTATCCTTTAAATCTATTGATTCAACATGGAAAGTTTCCTCACCAACTGGAAAATTTTTACAATCTCTGATACTTAATCACAATGAAACTTAAAGAAAGCGATAACAGAAAACCAACTGAGAATCTTGAACAGCTCTTAGCAAGATTTACTAAGAGAATCGCACAGATTAAAGGACAAGAACAAACAGATAAAACAGCGGAACAACTTCATTATCTTCGTGGATGTAAAGAAACAATAGAATATCTTATGACTGGTCAGTTACCTAATGATGGAAATCATGATGGTATGAGAAATCATAGACCACAATGAGACTAACTCAAGATATAATTGATAAGATCCAAGAAGCAATGCTACACACCAAAAAGAATGGTGATATGAATTGGTTGGATGGTGATGAAGTTGATGTATGTCTTGGTGGTACATTTGCTGGTGATAAATTTATCTCTATCATTAATAGAACACGGAGTAATACGACTAAACCTAAATGAAAATTGCTTTGATTACAGACCAACATCTAGATGGTCGTAAAGGTTCTGTAGCTTTCTGGAATTTCTGGCAGAAATTTTATGATGAAGTATTTTTTCCAACGCTTGAAAAGGAAGGTATCACCACAGTCATTGATTTGGGTGACACTTTTGATAACAGAAAGTCTATGGACTTTAATACTTTTAATCGTATTACTGAAAATTATTTCAAACGTTTAAAAGATTATACTGTCCATATGATTCTGGGTAATCATTGTACGTATTATAAAAATACAAATAAGATTAATTCTCCAGAGCTATTACTGGAGCAATATGATAACATAACGATTTACTCAAAACCAGATGAAATTACTCTGGGTAGTAAAAAGTTTTTGATGATGCCATGGATCAATTCTGAAAATAGAAATGATAGCGTAGAAGTTATGCAAAACTCTACTGCTGAAATTATGTGTGGACACCTTGAGTGTGATGGATTTGAAGTCACACCTGGTATGAAATTTGATGGTGGGTTTAAAGTTTCTGATTTTAAAAACTTTAAACGTGTTTGGTCTGGACACTTCCATCATAGATCAAAACGAGGAAATGTCCAATACTTAGGCAACCCTTATCAGATGTTCTGGAATGATTACAAGGATACTCGTGGGTTTCATATCTATGATACTGAAACTGATAGACTTAGATTTGTGGAAAACCCCTTTGAAATATTTGAGAAGGTCTACTACAACGACATCGAATCGGACTACAACAAATACAGCGTGTCAGATTATAGAGACAAGTTTATTAAACTCATCGTTGAAGAGAAACGGGATTACCAGATGTTCGAGACACTGGTTGATCGTCTTTACAACGTAGGTGCTCATGATGTAAAGATTGTTGAGACCCTAGTTGACGCAGACAACATCGAAGATGCAGATCTTGAAACTAAGGATACAATGACTCTTCTCAATGAATACATTGATGAAGTAGAGATTGCCGTAGACAAAAGTTCTTTGAAGTCTTTGATGAGAACACTATATATTGAAAGCTGTAATGTTTCCTAATGTTCGTCTTAACAATAGAAAATCATCCAGAAGGTGTATATTCTGTCTTTGACGATTCAGAGAATAGGGTTATTCCTATTTTCTTAGCTAATGACGATGCAGAAAGATACTTACTGATGATGCAATCAGAAGAGGACTATCCTCCAATGCAGGTTGTGGAAATGGAAGATCATGTTATAATAGGAGCATGTCAAGATCGTGGACAACGTTTTTCCATTATTACACCTGACGATTTTTTAATACCACCCGATGATCCAGATTAAATGATTATATTTGAAAAGATCCGTTGGAAGAATTTTTTATCCACGGGTAATGTGTTTAGTGAAATTGATCTAGAAGCAGGTAGAACAAATTTAATCGTTGGTAGCAACGGAGCAGGTAAGAGCACCATCTTGGATGCTCTTACTTTTTCTCTGTTTGCAAAACCATTTCGTAAAATTAGTAAAGGATCTCTAGTCAACAGCATCAATGAAAAAGATTGTATGGTTGAGATAGAGTTTCGTATTGGCAAGCTAGACTATAAAGTTATCCGTGGTATCAAACCTAACAAGTTTGAGATCTATTGTAATGGGCAATTGTGGAATCAGGAGAGTTCTGTAAACGAACAACAGAAAAACTTTGAGCAGAATGTGCTCAAGATGAATTATAAATCATTCACGCAGATTGTTGTATTGGGATCCTCTACGTTTATCCCATTCATGAAATTACCAGGTGGTCAGCGTCGTGATATTATTGAGGACATCTTGGACATTCAAGTATTTTCTACTATGAACGTTCTTCTTAAAGATAAGATGCGTGACAATAATGATGAAGTTCGTGACATTAATTATCAACTTGATCTTCTAAAGGATAAGATTGAATTACAAAAGCAAACTATGCTTACTTTAAAAAAGAGAAATCAAGAAGAGATTGATCGTAAGAAAGAAAAGATATTTGAATACAAGAAGAGTGAGCTACAGGATACAGAAAATGTTGAGGAATTGACACAACAAATCTGTAGACTTAATAAAGAAATGGAGGAGTATCATCAGTCAAGTGAAAAATTGAAGAAGTTGAACACATACTTGATCAAGGTGACACATAAGTTGAACACATACAAGAAGGAACTTGAGTTCTTTGAGAACAACCATGTGTGTCCTACGTGTACACAAGACATATCAAAAGAGTTTCGTGATTCAAAACTAAGTGACGGTGAAGGTAAGGTCAATGATATTAATGTGGGGTGTGAAGAACTTAAGACAGCTATCAAAGATGAAGAAGAGAGAAATGAAAAGTTTGTCACCTTGTCACAGGAAATTAATGAATTAAATACGACTGTATCTCAGACCAACTTCCAGTTGATGACAATCCGCAAAGAAGTGGATTCACTTGAAGAAGAGATTAAAGAACTGCAAGGTGATAGTGTTGATAAGAAAGAAGAGTATAACAAATTAGAAACCCTTGTCAAAGATAGAAAAGGTTTAACTAAGCAACAAGCTAGCTTAAAATCTGATCGTGATGTTCTTACAACAGCAGGTCAACTCCTTAAAGATAATGGTATCAAGACTAGGATCATCAAGACTTATCTTCCTACAATGAATAAATTGATTAATGATTTCTTACAGAGGATGGAGTTTTATGTCAATTTCACTCTTGATGAGAACTTTGAGGAACAAATCAAGTCTAGATATCGTGATGTATTCTCTTACGATAGTTTCAGTGAAGGAGAGAAAGCTCGAATTGATATCGCTTTGCTGCTTACTTGGCGTAGTATTGCTAAGCTCAAGAATAGCGTTGACACTAACCTTCTTATCTTAGATGAAATTTTTGATGGATCGCTTGACCAATCGGGTACTTCTGATCTAGGATGGATACTTCGCAATTTTGATGACAGCACCAAAGTGTTTGTAATCAGTCATAAGCAGGGTATGGACGATAAGTTCGACCGTACTATCACTGTGGAGAAGGTCAAGAACTACTCAACCCTGAATGTGACAATCAACGAAGTGACACATGGACTGGTTGGCTAGTCCATTTCTTTGTTATGATGTGTACATCAGCAAAAGAAACACATGTCCACCAACAAAGAAATCAAAGGTAATTTAGCAAGACTGTTAGCTACAGAAAACCTTGTGGTAGAGCACAAGCAAACTCCTACAGCATATTTTGATGTAGATCGTAGAGTCTTGACTCTTCCTAACTGGGATAAAGCATCTGATATAGTATATGATATGCTTGTTGGTCATGAGGTTGGACATGCATTGTTCACACCTAATAAGGATTGGACATATGATGTTGATTGTCCTAAAGATTTTGTAAATGTTATTGAGGATGCTCGTATTGAGAAATTAATGAAGCGTAAGTATCCTGGTCTTAAGAAGAGTTTTGCTGGTGGTTATAAAGAATTAAATGATAGAGATTTCTTTGATACTCATGGTGAGGATCTTGGTTCTTACAGTTTGATTGATCGTATCAATTTACATTTTAAGATTGGTGCTGATGCACTTATCCCTTTCTCTATTGAAGAAAAATTATTTGTTGCTCGTACTGATGTAGCAGAAACTTTTGAAGAAGTTTTACAGATTGCTCTTGATGTACATAAGTTTAGTAATCAGTTTGAACAAGTTGATGAGACACCTGTAGGTTCTCCTGAGCAATCTGATGAAGGAGTGGAAGATGATGAAGATCAAGTAGAATCTGAAGAAGGTCAAGAAGAAGATTCTGAAGATAAAGATGAACTTGATCTTCCTAACTTTGGTGGTGCAGGTTCTTCATCTAAAGCAGATTTTAATCCTGATGATTATGAAGATGAAGAAGATGAAGATGAAGATGAAGATGAAGATGAAGATGAAGATGAAGATTCAATTGCAGA